CGTGCCGCATGGGATGCCGCAAGGGCTGCCGCAAGGGATGCCGCAAGGGCTGTCGCATGGGCTGTCGCATGGGCTGTCGCAAGGGATGCCGCATGGGCTGCCGCAAGCGCTGCCGCAGATGCTGCCGCAAGCGCTGCCGCAATGGAACACGAACTTGAAATCCTGCGGGAACTGCTGGAGGAAGGAGACAAGCAATGAAGCGACTGACAATGCGGAATCGTGACGGCACAGTATCACAGCCTGACTACAAATGCCCGAAATGCGGATGTGGGTTCGTATCAAAAATTGATGGTGAATTTGTGGCTGGGATGCACTACCCATACTGCTATATATGCGGACAACGTATTGATTGGGAGGGAGTAAAATGACACGCGAAGAAGCGATCAGAATTCTTGATCCAAATACAAGGCGCGAGACCATGAAAGAAATACCTGTCCACAGCAGAATTGAAGCAGACCAAGAAGCATGCAAACTTGCGGTTTATGCCCTCCGCGCACATCAGGATAAATGCGGTTTGACCAATGAACAGCTTGGAAGGCTTGTATCAAACTCATACGCCGAAGGGTACGAGGACTGCAAAGCGGGTAAGCCGCCGCTGGAAAAAAGAACCGAATATCCGATTGGCGAATGGATAAGCGTGAAGAACAGGCTGCCAGAGCCAGAAACAGAAGTATTTATACGGGCTTTGCGCAATGGCTATGAAGTGTTGACAACAGCAATGTATGAAGATGGAACAATATCTACTGATGATAGCGAATGGAACTGGTATGACCTTGATTTTGACTATGACGAAGAAAGAGACATATACCTTGTCCCGGCAGGATGGTGGGAATATCGACACTATAATCCAGATGATGTGTACAACAATGTTGTGGACGATGAGGTCACTCACTGGATGCCGTTGCCGGAGCCGCCGAAGGAGGAAGCATGAACAACGATAAGTTTGACAGTATCGCAGGAAGTAGACTTGTATGCTGCTGTGATTGCGGTAAATGGTTTCCGAGTGCGCGGGCTTTTACAAAGTTTTATAGCTCAACCGCATTTATGTTATGCCCAAAATGTGCAAATAAACTGGAACATGAAATAAGGCGGCATAAATCGCAGTTGTCAAAGGAGGACGCAAAGAAAATATGATAAGACCGAGCGATGTTGTATTACATAAGCCCACAGACGAAACTTGGGTAGTGTGCGGAGTTGACCGTGAGAAAGGAGAGCTTATCCCGTGCGGGTATCCTTTCCCTACGCTTGCAAAGATTGAAGACTGCGAGTTGATCGAGGAGCGCTATGCCGCACATGGGCAGCCGGAGGATTACATAAGAGCTTTACAAAAGCATGGCTTGACGAGGTTTATTGATGCCAGAGCAGCTATGTTTCATGGGATTATATGAGGAGGAACACCATGCAGAATGAGCCTATAAACTGCCCGTGTTGTGGTGGGAAAGCCCAAATCCGATATACGGGGAATGGGAGTGGGCCTGCGGGCTACACATCAAATGTATTTATGCGAAGTAAGCCCGGGTTTGTAAAGTGCTTAAAATGTGGTCTTTCAACACAAAAATATACTCGCGTATGCAGAGCAATCGAAGCATGGAACAGGAGGGTGAACGATGAACGCTTGTAGAGAAATGACAGTGAGGGAATACATTGAACGGATGGGCAATACCGAACTATGCCACGATTATGAATCGGAAGCTAAAAGGACGGTTGAATTGTACGAAGAAGAAAAGGCGAGATATCTTGAAGAATATCGAAGCCATGTATTAAGGCTGGAACGGCAGATAAGAGAAAAGGATATTATCATATCATGCCTTGCAAGGTGTGTGGAGGTTGAACGATGAGTAAAGAGTACATAGACCGGAAAGCGTTAGAAATTGAATTGAATCATAGGCTTAATTTCCTAATGGCAAAAAATGGAGCATATGACCATTATACAAGCGGATTTGACGAGTGCGTAGACAAAGTAGAGAATTTTCCTTCAGTTGACGCGGTAGAAGTGGTCAGATGCAAAGACTGTTTCGAATTTGAAACTGGTGTGGTTGGATGGTGTAACCATTGGCAGACAGGATCGGATGGCATGGGCTTTTGCGGCTATGGAGAAAGGAGAGAAGATGAGTAAATACATAGAAGCGGTGAGCGCCGCAACGATTATTGCAGAGAAACACGGAATACCAATAGCGGAATTGGTAGATACGTTTGCGGAAATTCCGGATGCCGATGCCGCACCGGTGCGGCATGGGAGGTGGTACAGGCCCTATATTAGCTGGTTTTTCCCGTTTAAAATTAAAAATCCGTATTGCTATTGCACTAACTGCGCACAACCGATAAAACCGAAGCGAAAAACGAACTACTGCCCCGGTTGCGGCGCGAAGATGGACGGGGAGGCAGAAACGCAGCAACCGCATGGAATAGACGCATTTCTCGATGAGTGCCCAATATGCTCGAACAAAAACAGTGAATTGTGTGACGAATGCAGATGCGAAAAACGGGGAGCGTTTCTGCCGGAAAACAAACTGAGTAAACGCAGCGCGGCAGACGCGGCGGAGCACAAGACAATCAGAGAGCGGTTCGAGGCAGCGTTCCCGAGATGCCGGATAGATGAATATGGGGAGCCTGCGGAGATCTGCCCGGCATCGCTTGCGGGAAAAGAGTGCCCGGCGACGGACAAGCCAACATGCATGAACTGCCCGGCGTGGGACTGGCCTGCGGAGTAGCCTATTCTATATATAAGAAGCAAGCCTATTTCGGGCTTGTATCAGGTACTAACTTAACGACGATATATACACAACAAAAAAAGAAATCGCATATCAGCGGGGGAATGCGGCGGAGCCGCAGGGGGCGGCAGCCCCGATGTAACAGCAGGTGGGTGCGGGAGGCGGGCGCCTGACGCCTCCCGCTATGAAAGGAGCGTACGCAGTGTACATCATCACGGAATCGGACAGATATGATCAGCTGCAGGGAAGCACACTGCGGGACAAGCGCCTTTCAGGCTATCGTGTGAAAGAAGTGTATTACGGCGACCGCATGGAGATTGAGATCTATCCATACTGGGCACGCAAGCCGCGTTGCAAATGCCAGAAGCTGAAAGAATCCCGCAAGGCCGCAAAGAACCAGAACGCCAAGGACAGCCGGAACATGTTTACTCGCCTGCTTATGAACAACTTCGGGACGGGCGACCTGCATGTAGTGTGCACCTATCAGGAAATGCCGGACGAAGCGCGGGCGCTGCGGGACGTGCAGAACATGATCCGCAGATACCAGGCGGCGCGGCGGAGGAAGGGACTCGGAAAGGGAAAGTACATGTATGTGATCGAGGGCGCGGCGGAGGGGAAGCGGGTGCATCTCCACCTGGTTCTTCAATCAGGCATTGGCAGGGATGAAGTCGAAGCCTTGTGGCAAAAGGGATACTGCAACGCCGACCGCATCCGGGCGATTGATGGCAGCATTAAGGGGCTGGCAACCTATCTTGCGAAGGATCCAAAGGGCAAGAAACGCTGGGGCGCATCCCGCGGACTGAAAAAGCCCGAGGTAAAAATATACGACCACAAGATTACGCGCAAAAAGGCGCGTGAGATGGCGGCGGACGCGGAAAGCTTCGCGGAGGCGCTCGCAAAACTGTATCCGAACTATCGGGCAACAGAAATCAACCCGCCGAAATACAGTGACTACGTGGCGGGCGTATACCTCTGCGCCGAGATGCGGCGCAACGACTAGGGGGGAGCATGAGAAAATCACATTACAGGGACTATGCAACGGAGGCGTTCCGCTTTCTTGCCCGTGAGGGCAGCGCGGCGGCGTACCGTGACAGGATATGGAACGATGCGTTGGAGCGGCAGCGGCGCAGGGAGGTGGGCCGCTTTGATGGCATATCCGCACCCACGGAGGCGGCGGTAGCCCGTGCGGAGCAAGCGCTGTATGATGCGCATGCATCCATTGCCGACCTCGAAGCGGCGGAGTGGGCGCTTCAAACGCTGGAGAAGATGCGCGGGAGGCATGCGGTCACCGCGGTAAAGGACGTCTATATGCTTACGCCGGATCATCCGTTGGAGCGCGGTGAGATTCAGGCGCGCGTCGCGGCGGCGAGCATTGGCATTCCGGCAAGTGAAAAGACGGTATACAGGTGGCTTGCACTGGCGCGTGACATGTTCGCAGAACACCGGGGACTAAGAATTTCATAAAACGTGACAGTAGTGCGACTATAAAACCTGTTATACTGTGTATAGTCCCGAAGGGTGACGAGGAGCCCGGAGGACATGTGCATTTACTTCCATCCTGAGAAGGGGCGGCGCCCGGTCAGCGCTGTCCCTTCGTCCATTTGGAGAGAATCACGAGCGGCAGCCAAACGGCATGCCGCTTTTTACGTTTGGAGGCGCGGCATGGAGAAGAAGAAAAAAGCCGTGCAAAGCGGCAGGAAGCGCGGCAAGAAGCCGCTGTGGGATGAATTGCAGATGGAAAGCAAGCTGGACGCTGTGGAAGGCTGGGCGCGGCAGGGGCTGTTGAACAGCGAAATAGCGGACATGCTGGGCATATCAGAACGGACGGTGTACACGTGGAAGGGAAAATATCCGCAGTTTGCGCAGGCCATCTGCGCGGGTGCGCGCGTGAGCAACGGCGAAATCCTGAAATCCGCATTCGACCAGGCGCGCGGCTATACAAAGCGGGTGTCGGAAGTCGTGAAGCTGCGCGAGGAGTACATAGACAAAGAAAGCGGGAAAAAGCTCGTGCGGGAACGCGCAGAGGTGGTGGAATACGACAAGTATTTTGAGCCGGATGGCAGGATCACAAAGTTCATGCTGACGAACCGCCTGCCGGAGGACTACCGGGAAAAGCAGCCGGACGAACCAAAGGAGGACGGCGAGATGAAGATCGAGGTGATCGCTCCGCCGGGCGAAGCAAACGCTGGGGAGCTCGCGGGATGAAGGCAACGTTTGATCTCACAAAAATCAGCGAGCCGCAGCGGGAATTCTTCCTTTCCCGCGCAAGGCACACCTGTTATGGCGGGGCGCGCGGCGGCGGGAAGAGCTGGGCTATGCGCAAGAAGTTCCCGCTTCTTGCCGCGAAATATCCAAACCTGAACATCCTTCTGCTTCGGCGGACGCTGCCGGAGCTGCGCGAAAATCACATCGTACCGCTGCGCAGGGACCTGTACGGCGTCGCGCGGTTCAACACAACGGACAAGACCTTCACGTTTCCGAACGGGTCGCGCATCGTGGCGGGGTATTGCGCAAACGAAGCCGACGTATACCGCTATCAAGGGCAGGAATACGATGTGATCGGCATGGAAGAGGCCACGCATTTCAGCGAAGAACAAATGCAGTTTCTTACCACCTGCAACCGCAATGCACGGCCGGATTTCACCCCGCGCATGTATTACACGTGCAATCCGGGCGGCGTTGGCCATGCATGGGTAAAGCGCCTGTTCATTGACCGGCAATACCGGGGAAAGGAGAAGGCGGAGGATTATGTATTCATCCGTGCGCGCGTGTACGACAACAAACCCCTGATGGAAAACAACCCGGAATATCTGGAAACGCTGGAAAACCTGCCGGACGACCTGCGCCGCGCATACCTCGAAGGCGATTGGGACGTGTTCGTGGGGCAATACTTCACGGAATTCCGGCGTGACCTTCACGTGTGCGAGCCGTTCCCGATTCCGGAGCACTGGACGCGCTTCCGGTCGATGGACTACGGCCTTGACATGCTGGCCGTGCTGTGGGGCGCATTTGATGAGATCGGAAATGCATATATATACAGAGAGCTGTGCAAGCCGAACGTTATCATCAGCGACGCGGCGCGCATGGTCCTGAACGCAAGCCAGGGGGAGCGAATCGTATGCACCTATGCGCCGGCGGACATGTGGGGGCGCAATCGGGCAACCGGCAAGGCGCAGGCTGAAATGTTCGCGGCGGAGGGGCTTGTTCTGACGCAGGTGCGGAATACGCGTGTTGATGGCTGGATGGCCCTGAAAGAATGGATGCGCCCGGCGCCGGACGGCATGGGCGGGGAACAACCGAAACTGCATATCTTCTCAACGTGCGGCAGGCTGATTCATGACCTGCCGCTTTTGCAGCATGACGACCACGACCCGAACGACGCGGCGACGGAACCGCACGACATAACCCACGCGCCGGATTCTCTACGCTATCTTTTCGATGGCAGGCCGCGACACCGGCCGATTGTTCCGCGTGAGGGCGACTATGAACGCCAAATTGGCGATTTCTTGGACTATGGAGGATAAACATGGAATATATCATATGCTTCACATGCGGCGCCGCTCTGGGCGCTTTTTTTACGCTGATTTCAGGGCGCAGGGCGCCGAAACAGGAGCCGAAGGAGGCGGAAAACACGGCGGAGGACGTGCAGGAGGAGACGCAGGCGCAGCGGGAGCGGATCCAATGGGACAACATGATGAAATTCAACGGGAGGAAGCAGAATGATTAAGTCCGACCCGCGCGGTGTTTGGGCGGAATACCAACGTGGAGTAGAGTATAACAATTCAATCGACCTGTACGAGACGGTGCGCGTAAACCGTAACTTCTACCTGGGCAGGCAGTGGGAGGGGCTGAACGCTCCCGACCTGCCGAAGCCGGTCATGAACGTAATGAAGCGCGTCGTATCCTACCAGACATCCATGATTACGTCTGACGACGTGGGCGTATCCTTCACGCCGTTCAGGCCGAATCGGGATTCGGAGCTCATGGCCGCGATTTTCGCGGGCGAGGTGGAGCGCGTGCTGGACCAGGCGAAGATAAAGGACCTGCACCGCGATGCAATCCGCAACGCATCCGTAGATGGGGACGCATGCATGTACCTGTATTTCGACCCGGATGTGGAAACGGGGCAGGATGCAAGAGGCGACGTCTGCGCCGAGCTGATTGAAAACATCAACGTATACTTCGGCAACCCTTATCTGTGCAACGCGCAGAAGCAGCCATATATAATCATCGCCCAGCGCAAGACGGTGCGGGAAGCGAAGGAGGAAGCGAAGCGAAACGGCAGTGCGGAATGGGAATCCATCACGCCGGACAGCGATCCCAACCAGGGCGAAGCCGGGGACGACAACGATCTCGTGACGGTTCTCATAAAATTTTGGCGCGAGGGTGGGACGATATGGGCCGTAAAGACGACGGAAACGGCAACGGTGCGAAAGAAGTGGGATACCGGGCTTACCCTGTACCCGGTTGCATGGATGCCATGGGAAACCGTGCGTTCTTCCTACCATGGGCAGGCGAGCATTACGGGGCTTGTCCCGAACCAGATTGCGATCAACCGCCTGTATGCCATGATGATCCGCAGCGTGGAGATGAACGCATTTCCGAAGCTTGTGTACGACAGAAGCAGGATTACGAACTGGTCAAACCGGGTAGGCGAAGCGATTGCGGTGGAAAGCGGCGGCGTAACGGATGCGATTGCAACCGCGGTGCGCGGCGCGGACGTATCGCCGCAGGTGATGCAGGTGATTGAATCCACCGTAACCATGACGCGCGACTTCATGGGCGCATCGGACGCTGCATTGGGCAACGTAAGGCCGGATAACACCTCGGCGATCATCGCCGTGCAGCAGGCGTCAAGCGCGCCGCTCGACCTCCAGAAGCGCGCATTCCATGCGTGGGGCGAAGAATATGTGCGCATTGTCGTGGACATCATGCGCGCCAACTACGGAACGCGCACGGTGGTCATAACGGACAGAGACCTGATTGAAAAGTATGTACCGCCCAACCCAATGACGGGCGAATTGCCGAAGGTGTACGAACTGAACGTGGACTTCGGGCAGCTTGGGGACGTAAACATGCGCCTGAAGGTTGACGTCGGTTCTTCCGCGTATTGGAGCGAGATCACGCAGATGCAGACGCTGGACAACCTCATGGCGAAAGGGATCATTCAGGACGCGGAACTTTTCGTGGAGCAGATCCCATCCAAATACCTGAGCGGGAAGAGCAAGATTCTTGAACGCATCCGCAAGGAGAAAGAACAGATGCAGGCCATGCAGCAGATGCAGGCCATGCAGCAACCAACGCTATAACACCGGGAAAGACGGCCGCAGGGCCGTTTTTTTAATACCCGCGCCAACCATAGCGCGGAAAGGAGAAACACATGGAGGAATATACCAATCCTTCCCAAGCCAACGAAGCGGAAGAAATCATGGAGGACGACGACCTTTTCGGAGACATTTCGGAAGAGGACGACGACCTGTTTTCGGACGCGGAACCCGAAGAAGAGGCCGAAGCGCAGGAGGAGCAAACCAGCGCCCCCGACGCGGCGGAGAAACCGGACGAAAAGCCCCAAACCCTGCGCATCAAGTACAACGGACAGGAGCAGGAGATCACGCTTGAACAGGCGGCAGAGCTTGCCCAGAAGGGCATGAACTACGACAAGGTGCTCAATGAGCGCAACGGCCTGCGCGTGGACGCGCGCGCAAGCGAGCTCATGCGCCGCCTTGCGGAAGCGAACGGAATGGACGTTGAGCAGTACGTCGGCTTTGTGGAAAACCAGCAGAAAGCCGTAATGCTGCAAAAAGAAGCGCAGAACATCCGGACGAAATACCCGGACATGCCGGATGATGCCGTGCAGGAGATGGCGGAGATGCGCGTCAACGAAAAGCACAAGGCAGCGGAAGAAAGCGCGGCAACGCGGCGCAGAAGCGAGGAGGAGGCGCGGCAGAAGCCGTGGATGGACTTCCTCCGCGAATTCCCGGACTACAAGGACGGGAGGGAACTGCCGCGCGGTGTAGCCGAGGGGATTGAGCGGGGCCTTACACCCGTGGAAGCGATGCTTCGGCATCGGCAAACCGAGTACGAACAACGCATCAAGGAGCTGGAAGCAAAGCTCACAACCAAAGAACAAAACGAAAAAAGCAGGAAAGCATCCGTCGGATCGGCAGCGTCTACGGCCGCAACAAAGGTTGAGGACGCTTTCCTTTCTGCGTTTGACGGATGAGAAAGGTAATTTATGAGCATCAATCTCGCAACCAAATACAGCAACGTAATCGCACAGAAGCACACGCACGAATCGTTCCTCGCGGGCAAAGCGAAGGCGCCGTATGATTTCATCGGCGTAAAGAGCATCCGCATTTACACCCTGCTGTCGCAGCCGCTCAACGACTACGACCGCGCCAACACCTCTAACCGGTACGGCGCGCTAGCGGAGCTTCAGGATTCCTATCAGGAGATCAGCCTGACGCAGGACAAGTCCTTCCGCATTGCGATTGACAAGGGCAACAACAACGAGCAGATGATGGTGAAGGAAGCCGGTCGCGTCCTGAAAATGCAGATGCGCGAGCAGGTCGTGCCCACGGGCGACAAGCGCGCCCTCTATCAGTGGGCGTGGGGCGCCGGCAAGTGCGTGGAGTATTCCGCGGCGGTATCCAAGAGCAACATCATCGGGACGCTTCTTGACATCGAAAAGCAGTTCGCGGACAGCTTCACCCCGCTTGAGGGCCGCTATGTCGCCGTGAAGAACGAGCACATGAAGTTCATCCGCCTGAGTGATGAATTCCAGTATGTGGACGGCGTGCGCGAGAAGTTCATCCTGAAGGGCGTAGTCGGCAAGGTCGGCACGCTGAACATCATCGCCATGCCTGCGGACTGGTTCCCGACGAACGTGGAGCACGTGGCGTTCCAGAGCCGCGCGGTCGGATTCCCGTTCAAGATCCGCGATACACGCATCATCACGGATTCGGAAGCGGTGAACGGCGCGGTACTGCTTGGCCGCTTCAACTTCGACGCATTCGTGGTCGGCGGCGCATGCGACGACGTGATCGTGTGCGTGACGAGCGGCAACAAGTGCGCAACGCCGACGGCGACAAAGACCACCACAACGGCGCTTGCCACCACGACGACCTCTGCGAAGATCTACTACACGCTGGATGGCAGCGACCCGCGCTTCAGCGCAAGCCGCGTGGAGTATTCCGAAGCAATCGCAAACCCGGCGGCTGGCACGGTCCTCAAGGCCGTTGCAATCTATCCGACGGGCAACAAGTACACGTCCGACGTGCTGACGCACGTTTGCGCGTAAACGACACAACGGGGAGGCTTCGGCCTCCCCGACTTTTGGAGGATATATGACAGGGCAGGAAATCTATGAAACCGCAAGCGCGTTCCTGTACGAAGCGGACGGCGAGGACGCGGAAAGCAAGAAGTATTCCGTCCCATTTTTGAACCTGCTGCTGCAGGAGTGCCTTGAAACCGAAAATTCCATCCGGCGGCATGAGGGCCGCGCGCTTCTCGCGGCGGCGCAGAAGATCGACACGCTGGATGAAACAATAACATATGCGGACGCGATCACGCGCGTTGCGCTCCCTTACGGCGTGGCGGCGCAGTTCTTTCAGGAAGCAATGGACAACTTTCAGGCAGAAAACTACCGCGCAAAATATGTTTCCGCGCTGAACGACGCGCGGAAACTGAGCTTTGAACCGATCGTAGACGTATACGGAGGATATTGACATGCCGACGCTTACCACGCCGAAAAACATCGAGGACATCAAGCGATACCACAAGGCATACAGCAAATTCCGCGGCGTGGACTTTTCGACCGACCCGACGCAGGTGAGCGATTCCAGGTCGCCTTTGTGCCAGAACTTGATTTCAGACCTTGCGGGCTTCCCTGAAAAGCGGCTGGGCTGGCGCACCCTGTTCACGATAGACGCGCCGGTCAACGGCCTGTTCCATGCCGTGCTTGCGAGCGGGGCGGAGTATTTCATCGTGCATGGCGGCACAAAGCTGTATTCATGGACGGATACCGGCGCGGCGGAGCTTTACGACGGAATGAACAACGCGCGAAGCACGGCATTCTCCCATGATGGGAAGCTGTACATTCTGGACGGACAAAGCTATCTTGTGGCGACGGAAACAGGGGACACGGTTGGCGTTACCCCTGTATCGGAATATGCTTTCACCCCGACGACGGTAATCGGTGCGCCTGCGGCGGGAGGAGGCACGCCGTTTGAGGCGGTGAACCTCCTGACGGGAAAGCGGATCAATTCCATGGTCGGCGACGGAACGAGTACGGTGTTCCACCTCGATTCAAAGAACATCGATTCCGTGGAATCCGTGACGGTGGACGGCGTGGAGAAAACCGCAACTACCGATTACACGGTTGACCTTGCCGCGGGAACCGTAACCTTCACAACCGCTCCCGCAGAAAGCGCGGCCGGCGGCGGGATCGACAACGTTGTGATTGCGTTTACCAAAACGGTTCCGGGATATCAGGACAGGATCGAAAAGTGCACCATCGCGGAATTCTACGGCTACAACAACGATAACCGCCTGTTCTTTTCGGGAAACCCGGACTATCAGAACTGGGACTGGCAATCGGGGCTGGACGATCCAACCTACTTCCCGGATACGGGATACACGAAGGTCGGCGCGGACACCTCCGCAATCATGGGGTACATCAAGCAATACGATGCGCTGACGGTAATCAAAAACAGCAACGAGCAGGATGCAGAGTTGTTCCTGCGCACGGCCGAGATAACGGACGGAGGCACGGTGCTGTTCCCGATCAAGCAGGGCGCGAAGGGCGTTGGAGCCGTATCGAAACATGCGTTTGCAAACCTGCGGGACGATCCGATCTTCCTTGCGCGCGAAGGTGTATTTGCGATTACGAGCACATCGCTCGGGCAGGAGCGGGCATTGCAGGACCGGTCGTTCTATGTAAATGCGAAGCTCACACAGGAACCAAACCTTGAAACCGCCGTATCGGTAGTCTGGAACGGATACTACATCCTGTGCGTCAACGGGCATTGCTATGTTGCGGATTCACGGCAGCGGACGGGCGCATCCCAAACGGAGCAGTATTCTTACGAGTGGTATTACTGGACGAACATACCCGCCCGCATATTCCTGGAACACTCCGGCGCGCTGTACTTTGGAACAGCGGATGGGCGCATCTGCAAATTCAACACGGATGTATCCGGCATGGCGCGGTTTTCGGATGATGATGAACCGATTGTGGCGCGATGGTCCACAAAGGCGGACACATTCGGGATCTTCACGCGCAGAAAGACGCTGGTCAAAAAGGGTTCCGGCGTAATGATAAAGCCTTACAGCCGGTCGAGCGTAAAGGTTTATGTGGCCACGGACAAGCAGCATGAGCGCCTGATCCGCACGGCGCTCATGGACATCTTCGATTTTTCGGACATCGACTTCAGCCGCTTCACCTTCAACACGCTGGACACGCCGCAGGTAAAGCCATTCAACACCAAAGTCAAGAAATTCATTCTTCTGCAGCTGATCTTTGAGAACGATGCAGTAAACGAGGGCTTCGGCGTATACGGCGCAGAGGTGCAGTACACGGTTGGAAATTATGTGAAGTGAACAAGAGCGCGGGCGCGCTCTTGTTCACTTCACAGGCGTTCAGCATGCGGACAACTTCGGCGTGGGAAAAGGATATGGGGTTCTTGCGGTATTCCTCCATCGCATTGTTGTAATCGGACAAGTCGCGCTCATCTTCGGATTGTTTTGGTACGACTTTGGGATCGGTCGGATTGGAAGGGAGCTTTTCCACGGCGGTTCACCTCCTGTTTATGCAATACATTGTATTACGATTTGTGATGAACGCCAACAGAAAATCAGAAAAAGCATGAAAAAGAAAGGGAGAAAATCAAATGGCGAACTATTACATTTCCGGTTACACACCCCCGGCAGGGGTAACGAATGCGGAGCAGGTTAAACAGATCCAACAGCAGCTTACGAAGGCGGGATACAACATCGGCAGCACGGGCGCCGATGGGATATGGGGCAAGAACACACAAGCAGCATATAATTCATTTGTCGGAGGTAAAGGCTCCATTTGGGGAACGCCTCTTGCAGGCGATGGTTACGGCGCTTGGGATGGGAACGCGGGCGTATATAACGGCCATAGCGGCGGTTACGGCCTGCCCTCTTTGCCTTCATATGATATCGGCGCGGCATACGACAGCGCGGCAGCGCAATACAAAGCCGCGCTTGACGCTGCATACAACGCCCAAAAGGCGGACATCGATGCGCAGGCCGCAAAGCTAGGGGATCAATACAACGCAATCCGTTCGCAGGCATACACCAACGCGCGCCTGAACGCGATCGGAAACAACGAAGTCCTTGCGGCAAAGGGGCTTGCGGGCAACCTGTATGATTCGCCCGTATCCGGCGCATCCGAGACTTCGCGCGTGAATCAGGATATCGGCATGCGCAACGACATCAACGCGGCCACGCGACAGGAGCAAAGCGAACGGGACACGCTTGCGCTTGAACTTCTTCAGGCGGGCTATACGCGCGATGTGGAATACGCAAAGTGGATGGCCGATATGATGATCGCAAGGGCGCAGGCGGAACAGGCGGCAGCCCAGCAGGCGTTTGAAAACCAGATGGCGCTTGCAAAGATGTACGAAAGCATGTACGGCGGAATGGGCGGTAGTTCGGGTGGCGGTGGCTCCGGTAGTTCATCTAAAAAAACCGCAACAGCAATGCCAACATATGCATCCGCGAAGAATTACCTTGAAACGATTTCAAAACAGGGCGCGACAAGGAAAGATATGTCCTCTGAAATTGCAGGAATGAACCTCCCGCAGTATCAAAAAGACATACTGAACAGTTATTCCAAGATTCTATCCACAGGGTTTACAAAGCCGAATTCTATGGCGAAAAATCAGACGAAAAAATAAGGGGGATATATGGCGTACATATCCTTTGATGATTACCTTAAACAGGAACAGACGAAGAAACAGCCGGACGGGGAATATGCGAAAAAGCCTAATTTTCAGGCGAAAGACAGTTCCAAGGGGTATATGTCCTTTAACGACTATCTTGAGAAGGAGAAGTGGGATAGAGCATACAATGAAGAACGCTCAAGGGTTGTAAGGCTGAACCAACAGACATTTAACGCGAGGGCACTGGATGCGTATAACCAATGGAGATTGCAGCGGTCCGCTCAAACTGCGGTGAGTGGTGCAACGACTGGAATACGCGGCGCGGCGGAGCGTGCACGCAACACCTATATCCCGGCGCAGTTCGGCCAACGGATCCTTGACAACCAGCGTCAACAGGAATACGCGCAACGGATGTATAATACATATCTTCCCGCATCGCTTGCGCAGGACGCTATCAACAGGCGCGGCACGGGGAATGATTTCAATGCATATGTCGATTCCGCTCTTCGCTCTGACTATCTTTTGAATGCGGACACGGAAAAGATGCGCGCGGAGCTTGATGCGCTTTCGTCCGAATTGTCATTGGACGAACAACGCTATAACCGCATGAAAGCCAAATACGCATCGTATGGCAACAATGTGAATGATAGCGGAGCAAGGGCCATAAAAAGGTACTTGGACGAATATGAAGCCAAGAACAATAAGGCAGAACAAATTAGGCGTAATCTATCCGATGCTGAAAAAGCGCAGAAATACGCCGGATATGAAGCGCTACGGCAGAACGCTGACTTTGCTGAGAAGTCGCAGGCCGGTAAATCAAAGCGTGTGCAGTTCAGCCTTACAGACCCATCCACATGGGCGGCGGGCGATGATCGGTACGACTTCATTAACGACATTGATGGATACCGCGACCATAATTGGGCAGGGCTTGAATTTGACAATGCTAAGGTTATGGGAATGGAGCGCAACCTGTCGGAACATGCGGCCGTTTCAAAAATGACAGATGGCGAAATAGCCATGTACAACTATTTGTACGCTACGCAGGGCAGGAAGGCAGCGGATGAATACATTGACACGATCGCGGAGGGATTGAACTATAAACTGGCGCAGGACGATGCGGAGAACGTAGGCGACAATGTGCTGAAGGGGATGTCATATGGCTTCCAGTCCGGCGTTGAGCGCTTCGGTACTGGCGTTGCTGATATGTTCCGTGATGAAGCTACGCCAATATCCGCAACCGAATACGGATCACAGCTTGTAAGGGAAAACCTCGCCGATTCCGGGTTCAAACTGCCTGAATTTATGGGCGGCTCCAGCGTTGGACAAGTCGCATTTGACATGGCGAACACGGCGGGAAACATGGCACCGTCCATCCTTCTGTCTGTGCTGACATCAGGCGTTGGCGCATCTACCGCTGTGGCAGGTGGCGCATCCGCAGCAAGCATGGGGCTGAGCGCAGGCGGAAGTGCAAAAGCGCAGGCGCTGCGTGAAGGATATACGGCAGAGCAGGCAACGAGCTACGGCCTCCTTATCGGCGCATCCGAGGGAGCGCTGCAGTACCTCCTCGGCGGCATAAGCAAGCTCGGGGGGAAACTGACGGGCGGCATTGTCCAAAAGGCGATCCAAAACATAGACGATTCGCTCCTGCGCATTGCGTCGACCTATGCAATCAAGATGGCGGGAGAAGGAACAGAAGAATACCTTCAGGAAATCCTTGACCCGATATACAGGAACCTCCTGTTCGATGAAAGCAACCAAATCAACCTCACAGACCCGGAAGCGGTGTATTCTTTCATGCTTGGCGCGCTTACGGCGGGCGTGTTAGATACGCCGGACACTGTGCGGGAGGGGAGGAACAATACACAATCCGGTGAGCCAAGCGTAAACGGAGCGATTATTGGCTCGGGAGCATTGAAAGAGGATACAGCAACTGCACCTGCCGCGCAAGCAACGGTGAAGATGAACGAAACCACGGAGCAATATGCATACACCGACCCTACAACGGGCATCCCGATGGTGGGAGCGCGGCCGGCACAGAACGCGCAAACCGGAAACGCGGCGGCGGATACAGCAAAGCCTGCTGTGGAAACGGAAGAATACGCCTACATCGACAAAACAACCGGGATCCCAATGGTAGGAGAACGCCCGGTGCGCAGGATGAACGCGGCGGCGGATGAGATTTCAACGACGCTTGACGGCGCAACAAAGCATGGATACGCAGTTCAGGAGGGCGCAAACGGAGGCGCGGATCTGCGCGCGCAGGGTAAAACAATTCATTTGGACGCGGTGGAAGCGACGGCCATTGCGGAAGCATATGAGGGTGGAATGGATGCGGTGGAATACACAATGGCGTTTCACACCGTATACGAACAGGCCAAGCAGGGGAAGGAACTCGGCCAAATCAGAAAGAAGGGTATCGGGCGCAACTTTGCAAAGCCGGACATAAAGGCGGCGTACAGCGCAGGACGGCTTGCGAACCAGCGCGCGGCAGCGCTTGACCCAAACAGCGAGTTCAAAGCAGGGGTGACCATGCTTCCGGACGCGCAGCTTTCCAAAGAGCAGGAGACGCAACTGAACGTGCTCGACGCGCTCTGCCGGAAATACGGCGTATCTGCAATTGCGGATGATGCGTTGTATCTGGACGAAACAGGCAACGCGCGAAGCGACGTCAACGCGGCATACAACGGGAACACCAACAGAATCCATATCAACCTGAATGCGATCGGGGACGCATATCTCGCCGTCGGCGTTCACGAACTTACGCATTATGTAAGGGCAAACAATGCGGCAGGATATTCCACGCTGGAGAACTTCGTACTGGATGCACTGCGCAGCGAGGGCGAAGATGTGGACGCGCTTGTGCGTTACCAAATGGATCAATTCGGCTATTCGGAAGAAACCGCCCGTGAAGAGGTGGTCGCAAATACGATCCCGGCGATCCTGAACGATGAATCCTATGTGAAAAAGCTCGTTGAAGCCGACAAGACGCTTGCAGAACGCATCCGCGACTTTCTGCAGGAGTTCATAGACACAATCAAAGAAACGCTTCGTACGCTCGAAGGAGAAGCGAGCTGGAAGCAGATGCAGAGCATCCGGCAGGATACGGAGCTGCTTTCTGCGATTTCGGATATGTTCGATGCGGCGTTAGGGGAGACGCACGAAAACAGAAACGACTTGAACGCCGATGTGAAGTATAGCGTCAATGGTGGGGCACGTTTCTCAGCAAAGGACACCGAAAAGCGAGCCGTGGAGCATTTTGGAAAAACATATTCCTGGAATGAAACCGGGTACATCACCACAAGTGGAGCAAGGCTCGATTTCTCCGGCAGGCACGAAGGTGCACCGGGCGGATACCGAACGGTAGACCACCGGGATATTCTGGACGCATACGGCGAGGATTCGGACATGAGCGGAAGCGAGGCCATGGTAGATTTCATGGCGCAGGGAAATATCAGGATTTCCCCGGAAAGCGGAGGTATTAACCTTTCCGTCATGCCGACTGCGGCGCAATATGAAAAGCTGGAACAGTTCGTACAGAAATACCGCGGCGAAGTTATGCTTGATATTGACGATACGGACGGGAACACGCTGCACAGCGTAGAATATCCAAGGAACACCCGCGCATCAAAGGTGCTCAACGACATCCGAAACTACTTTGAAAACGGAACAGTTCCGGAAGTGTCCGTAACGCAACAGTTCCGCTTCTCCATCCGCGACGCTTCTGATGGATCGAAATATGTGGAAGTAGATACGGATCAAGATATTTTCGATGGAGCGGAAGAAAAGAATTATCCGAAAATTGCACGCGACTACATAAACGCACACTTTAAAGGTCGTTATGTTGGAGAAGGCGAAGCAAGGGCACATGTTAGCGCGGCCACCGCAAGCGAATACGCTTATTCGGCAAGCCGAAGAAAAATGAGCGCTGAGTCGAGAACGGCAAAAATGCGCGCCTCAACAGAACTGGATAATTTGCTTACCACAAGTGCGTTTACAGAACATGTTTCAGATGATGGACGGCATCCTGAAGCAGTTGGAGGGTGGGATCGCTATCGCGTTACATTTTCTGTTTCCGGACGTTTTTTTGAAGGGATTGTAAATGTCCTGAACGGGAACGGATACAGGAGATTGTACGATATAACGAAAATAAAAGAAATCACCAACGGTACGAGGGGATTATCGCGCTTGAGCACGAACGCCCCATCCGTTGATGATAATATTAGTATACGCAATTCCTCCGAAAAAATCAACCTTTCTGCGCAGGATACAGAAGCAAATGCAGCCTCCGAACAGGAGGGGGGAAGGGCAACCGAACTCACGGGCAAGCGAAAGGCCTACAAGCGCCGGCACGAGCGCGCGTTTATTGAGAATGTTGCAAAGGCATTTGGCATTCCGGGCACGGCGAAGGGCGAGCTGCGGAAAATGATTTCCGAGCTGGGCGACCGTGTAATAGAGACAGGCCAGCTTTCGGAAGCGGACGCGAAAGCCATGTTCGAAAAGTGCTACGAAGCCGCACGTGAATATGACAACAGCATGGTGGAGCAATATGGCCCGATCAAGGAGTACCTGAGAAACAAGGCGATCCGCTCCACGGATTTAACGAGCGAGCAGCGTGACGCGGCGCGGGGCAAACTGCGAATGAACGGGAACGGCGCTCCGCTTGTGAACGTGTATGACGACCTGCTTGCAGAGTTCCCTGGTGTGTTTGATGATTCATTGACCTCGCCGGAGGATCAGTTCGCGGAGATCCTGAACAAGTACGACAGCATAAAAACGCGGGAATACACACTGGACGAGTTCCACGGCGAGAACGCGGCTGCGGTCAAAATGGAGGCGCGCGCCAACTTTGAGGAAGAGCTGTTCCAGCTTCGACGTAAGCTGAACCTTGCGGAGCGCTCGGAAACCGTTGCGCATGCAAGGCGGCAGGAGCGTTTGAGGACAGCAGCAGAAGCCGAGAGTATTCAAGCGGTGGAAAAGGCGCTTTCAGAAATCAAGGAAAAACAGAAAGCGCTTGACCGCGTGATGAGGAAGCTGGAACTGACGGAAGGCGACCGATCGCTTATGGATGCCGTGTTCAAGGGTGGCATTACGCTGGGAGAGCTGCAAAGCCGAAGCAACTTTGACGAACTCAAAGCGTACTACGATGCGAGGGAGGAGGTGGAGAACCGGAAAAAGATTGTAGACGAATACAACAAAAAGCGCCGGGAGCGCCTGCGGAACGATGCAATGAACGCGATTGAAAATTCGGATCGCTGGAAGGACAAGCGGATGGGGCTGCTGTATGCGCGCGAAACGCAGGAGCGCAACATCCGGGACATAACGGGAAACGAGCAGGACGCGGAGCGGATCATTGAAGGGTACATCAGGCCGGTACACGAAAACGAGGCGAAGCGCACCCGATACATCAACGACATGAACGAGCGGATGCTCGCATTCAAGCTGAACAAGTGGGAGAGCAAGGCGACGCAGCTCATCGGTGAAGCGGTCGATTATAAAGAGCGGCTTGCAGAAATCGAAAAACGCGGGATGAATCAGGATGCGGAAGCAAAGCTGATTCAAAAAGGCCTTGACCTTGTGGGCACAGAGTATGCAAAGCTGGTGGAAAAGCACGGGAAAGAAATAGACAGGGCAAAATGCGAGGCGGCGCTTCCCACGGTTCGGGAAATCTACAACCAGGTATTCCAGGACATGAACGACGCGCTTGTGCGAAACGGGTATCCGAAGGTGGAGTACAGAAGAAATTACTTCCCGCACTTCATCGGCAGGGAGTACGATTCCGAGGGACAAAAAATTGCAAAGGCGTTCGGGTTCAATCTTACGAATATGGATTTGCCGACCGACATCGCAGGGCTGACGAGCGCATTCCGGCCGGGAAAAACATGGTTCGCCAATGCATTGGAGCGCATGGGGGTAAAAACGGAATTTGACCTGTACGGAGGCTTTGACAGCTACATCAGGGGAGCAACGGATGTGATATTCCATACGGACGACATCCAGCGGCTTCGGGCGCTCGATAACGCGATCCGATACAAGTATTCGGATGAGGGTATCAAATCCCGAATGCAGGAGCTGATGGAGAACGAGGATCTCACGCCGGAGGAACGCGCAAATCAGATCGGCGCGCTGTACACGAACGAAAAAGGGAAGAGCATGCGGACGCAATTATCCGCATATGCGTCCAACCTTACGGAGTACACAAACCTGCTTGCAAACAAGAAATCGCTGCGCGACAGGGGGGCAGAGGAAGACTTCGGGCGCACGATATATTCCCTTGCAAACTGGTTCCAGAACCGCTACGCTGCAAATGCAATCGCTGGGAACATCGGAGTGGCGCTCTCAAACTTCATCCCGATCACGCAGGCCACCTCAGAGGTAGGGAACGTGACACTCCTGCGCGCAATGCGGGATACCATAGCGGCGATTGCGAAGGATGACGGGTTCGCGGCGCAGTCCGATTTTCTTACAAACCGGCGCGGCACGGATACGCTTTCCAAGGACTGGATCATGAAGGCAAACGACAAACTGAGCATACCGTTTGAGAAAGTGGACCAGTTTGCATCAGAAACGCTCGTGCGTGCGAAGCTGGCACAGAACCTGAAAGCCGGCATGAACTATGAAGCTGCAATGGAGAGCGCGGATGCGTGGGCGGCAGGGCTCATGGCAGACCGCTCAAAGGGCGCGCTGCCGACGGTATTCGGCAGAAAGAACCCTCTGACGCGGATGTTCACCATGCTTCAGGTGGAAGGAAACAACCAACTGAGCTACATATTCAAGGACGTACCGCGGGACATGAAGGAGAAGGGGATCGCCGCCATTGTTGGAGCGCTGTTCAAAATGTTCATCGCCGCATGGATGTACAACGAGCTTGACGAACAGATCACCGGCCGCAGGAGGGCGCTCGACCCGCTCCACATGATCGCAGAAGCGGTGGGCGTGGACTGGAAAACAGAGAACGTGCTCCCGCGAATCGCGGGAACGAAAACTGCGGAGGAGGCGCCGCTATTCACCTATGAACCGCAGCCGTTCGTGAACGCGGCGGAGAACACATATAAAAATGTGGTAGATCAGCTGCCGTTCTTCGGATCACTGCTCGGCGGCGACGGTGGGCGCTCGCCTGCGGCTGCAGCAGCACCGGACATGTGGCGCGTCACAAAAACGCTGTTTGATGATGAGACGGATGACGATTATAAAAATGATGTTGTATGGGACGAACTGAAAAAACCGTTGTTCTATACACTACCGCCGTTTGCGGGCGGTCAGGTGAAAAAGGCCATCGAGGGCATACAGACGGTTCGGGAAGGAGGAAGCTACAAGAAAGACAAGGGAGGAAACGACCTCCTGCGCTTCCGTACGGATCAAACCGGGTTTGACTATGCGCAGGCTGCACTGTTCGGCCCGTGGGCACTTCCGGAAGGCCGGGAGAACGTTGCGCAAGGCTTCCCGGTACTGAGCAAAGACCACACCGCCGCCTACAAAAACGCCGTTGCGAACGGCATAGACGGTGCACACTTCCTTGTCCTTCTTGACCGGTACAAGGCACTTGAGCCGATCAAAGATGAGAACGGGAAAACGGAAAAAACCAAGGATCAGCAGTTCAGGGAGATATTGTTCAGGGATTCAACGCTCACGGCAGAACAAAAAGAACTGATCGACCGCGATGTGACAGGCGCAAGCTACACGGCAGACTATTCATCCGAAGCCATGTTGGAGGCTTCACAGCTCAAGGGTTCGCACGCGGACAACGTAAAGCTGTTTGAAGAAGCCGGTGGCACAGCCGAGAAATATCTTGAGTATTACAACCTGTACAGCGGGTTGGAACCAACGAAAGATATAAACGGAGAGACAATTCCGGGGAGCAGGCAGGAAGCGCTGCGAAACAATATCATGAACGACGACGATATGACCCCGGAGCAGAAGCGCCAGCTCGACGAAGCGCTTACCGGGGGAAAGACGCGGGACTACACATCATGGTTTGCGTTTAAGCTTGGAAAAACGTCGGGCTCGGCGTACAAGCGCGGGAAAGCCTATGTTGCCGCCGGAATTTCAGAAACCAATGCGCTTCTTATCGAACAGTGGATGGATGGCAGGAAATACACAAAAGCAGACCTTAGAAAGTATCTGAGCAAGCTGAAGCTGACGGATCCAGAGATCGAAGCCGTTCTGGAAGCAAGGTATTAAAGGGGAGGGAAACCTCCCCCTTTTACATGAAAGGAGAAGACAATGGCAATCACGGACAAGAAGATAGGCTCGTGGACGAACCCCGTTGTAAACGAAGCAGATCAGCCCCAGCGCACGGCAGCGGAGATGAAGGCAATCTTTGATGCAAACAGCAATCAAATAAAAGCCGCCTTCAACGCCGTAATAGATGAACTTGTGGGAACGGGGGGAGCGGGCAACGTTGGAAACGGGGCACTCGGAGAGATTCCGGCCGGAACGGTCGCAGCCCAGCTTGCGGCGCTGCTGAACATGTTCGGGAGCTACCCAAGCTCATCGGACATAAAGGGGATTCGGCTAAGCGCGGACAACAAGATCGAGGTCACGCTGGACGGCACAACATGGAAGCCGACAGCGCAGACCGGCGATCCGGTAACTGATTTGGGCGCCCTTCCTGTTGCGGCAGACATTCAGGATGCGGACGGATTCCTGATGTACGACGCATCCGAAATGAAAAACAAACGAACGTTGTGGAGTAAGATCAAGGAGGCGATCGGAGCCGTATTCGCAGCCGGAACTGTGGGCGATAAGTACACCATCAGCCTTGAACCCGACACCGCAGACAACACAGCAAGTATAATCCGCATCAAGGAAAACGCCACTGGAAATACGCGCGTTTTAATCGCGGCAAATACCGCAGATGGAAATAATGAAGTATCGCAGATTGTTCTGCGCGATGGCACGAATGTTGGAAAAATCAATATTCAGTGCAATACATCCGGGGCGAAGGGGATCAGAATCACAGATGGCAATAACGTGGAACGGATCAAGCTGCATCACACAACCACAGGTGACACGTGCATTTTTGAAATAAAGGATGCAAGCGGAAATGACATAACACGGCAGGTCATCGGTGCGGCTCCTGCCTTGTCAACCCCCGCGGGCGGAACGGCATCATTAACCCTCGCGGACAACACTGAATACCGTTTTACTTCCGCTGTGACATCGCTTACGCTGACCTTCCCGTCCGGGAACTTTGACTGCTGGCTGGAATTCACCACGGGCAGCAGCATATCAGTTAATTTCCCGGCAAATGCGACCTATTTAGGCGGCGCGCCAACCTTCGAAGCGTCTAAGACCTATGAAATGTCAATTAAGGACGGTTCCGTGATCTGCGCGGAAGTAGAAGGGAGCTTGCTGGCATGAGCTATTGGATGGCTGTACGCAGGCGGCTTGCAGCGGCAGCGCTTGCCGGAATCGATGTGGCAGCCCTTGCGATCACCTACACCGGCAACATGACGGACGAAATCGTCACAATGGGGGACGGAAATCAATACCGGCTGCTGACGCTGACAAGCTCCGGCACACTGTCGATTCCGGCCGAAGTTAAAGCGGATGTGTGGCTGTGCGGGGGTGGGGCGAATGGAAATCCTACATGGACTGGTGGAGTTATGACCGGGCACGGCGGCAGCGGTGGATTCATAGCACAAGCACTTAGACAGGCGATTACGAATATTACTGCGGTGGTAGGCGCTGCTGCTGGAAACTCCTCCGTTTCCGGCGACATATCTTTATCCGCAAACGGCGCGGGATCGCCTACTATTTACAGTACCGCCGACTTATCCGTTGCATACGGCTCATCCGGCGGCGGTGGCCGTTGCGTGTATAGAAGTTCTGCTATGTCGAGTGCGGCCGGACTGAAAGGAACCGGGGAAACAACGTACCCATTTGGCGATACAACCTATTTCGCAGGTAAACCGCACTGCGCAGGTGGAGGCGGCGGAGCGTATGACGAAACCGAGTTTCAAGGGGATAGCTATGCCGCAGACGGCGGTGCTGGCGGTACAAATGGCGGTAACGGCGGCAGTGGTGACTACCTTGGCTATGTTAGCTTTGCCAGTTATGGTACGCCGGGAGCTGGCGGAACCCTTGGCGGAGGTCGAGGTGGTAGCGCCAATACGGGTAAAGGAACTGCTGCGACGTTCTATGGTTCTGGCGGAGGCGGCGGTGGATACCACGAGCGTAACGAGGAAGGCGACATAAGCACGTATACATACGCTCCCGGCGCAGGCTACCAGGGCGTTATCTACGTGCGCATTCCATTGAAACAGTAAAGGAGGGGATAAGGATGAAATACGCAGTAGTAAAGGAAAACGCGGTTGAAAACGTGATTGTAGCAGACG